ATGTTGGCCACAGGCACAAACTCTACTTCGCGTGCTGATATGATGTATGAGCCTGAATAGATCAGTTCAACCAGTTCCAATTCACCATCACCATCAATGTCAAAACGGTTCCAAACAGTGACAATACTGACCTGACGACTGTCTGGATCAGCTGACGCTGCTGAACTTACCGGAATACCCATCACAGGCACTGAGTCTCTGGCGTGTATGGCCAAGTTGTTCAGCACTGAGCCAGCTTGATACGCACCGTTCATGTTGTATTCAGCATAGCGTTCAAATAGTTCAAGGTCAATGTCCGGATACAGCTCAGTGGCTTCTTGAATGGTCATGGGATCATAGTAACCACAGAAGGGCTGATCCTTCATTTCAGGCACTGTGGGATCACAGATCCAGTAGTGCTGTGCAATGGGGTGGAATTTGATGCGAATGTTGTAGCCTGTGAGCTTGTATCGGGCAGTGTAGATGGTGTTGCGTGCCACTGCGTCATTGAATAGATCTTGCTCAGACTCCAGTTCAGCAGCAGTCAGGTCAGGGGGTGCTTCTTCTTCCATGGCAAAACTGGCAACCTGTGCGTCCAGTTGATCACGCAACATTTGCTGTTGCATTTCGGGCAGTGCGCCTTGTATTTCAGCTGCCACTGCTTCCATGTTGATGCCAGTGCGACGGCGTGTCTGGCGTCGGGCTGTGAGTCCAGCGTCAGCAGCTTGCTGTTCAAATGCCAGCAGTTCATCAGCTGTGCCTGATGTTTCTACATAGCGTGTGATGGCTTCACGCACAGGCTTGATCATCATCATGCCGTTTTTGTGCATGGCAGCATCCATGATCCAGCGCTCCAGTATAAAGTGCGGATCATTCATTTCGTTCACAACATGACTGACCATTTCTGTAGCTTGGCGTGCTGCTATTTCATCGCGTTCATCTTCGGGCACAAATTCAAAGTTGATCTGACCGTTGGCACAAATACCTTTTGAAATCACAGCAGTGGCATAGTCTACAACGGGTTTTACACTGGGGTGGATATAATCAATGCCGTTTACAGGAGCTGTGGAGTCAGTAACAGCAAGGCAAAGATAGTGATAATCACTGGCACGGTTCACAGCATTTTTGGTGCCCAGATAGCGCAGATAGCTTGCCATCTTCACATCCATTTGATTCTTCATTCTAACGAAGTTGGCATTGATCTTCTTGTTTTGGTTGATACGATCAACAGGTATTTGTTTTATGTCCAGCATTGGATTTCCTCGCGATAGCTTATTTAGCGTTGGGGTTTTTTGTGGGTGGTTTAGGGTCTGGCTTCCGGCCAAAAATGCGGTCCCAGTTGTCTCTAAACTGATCGCGGGGTATTTCTACTGGACGAGGTCTTGATCCCTTGCTCATTGTAGGTACTCCGGTGAGTCTTGTGTGGCTGCCATATGGCAAGCTTGACAACTGATAGCGCCATCTTCTGGGTCCACTTCAAATGCTTCCAAGGTTTGTTGTGCTGCTGCAAAGGCTGCGGCCAGTGCTGCCAAATGTCGTTTACAAAGCACAGTGGCTCCGTCACCGATCATCACAAGGTATTCACCTGTTTCAATTGATCTCATGTGTTTACTCCTGCGGTCCCTGCCAGACCGCGTGCTCGTTTTACAGCAGCAGCGCAGCCGCGTGTGCCGTGATAGTGTATGATGTGTGCTTGACTTTGCTCTAGACCATTGAACTTGTCGTGGTCTTGCGGTCCTGACACAGGCATTTGCCAGTTTAGATCTGCACGATGTGCGTCTGACCAGGCAAGATCCTGCGACCAAAACATCTGATTAAAGATCACCTGTTCCTGATCCCAGATATTCAAGTCCCAGTTGGTAGCCATGCGTTGTCCAATGTCCCATGTTGTGCTGCTCATTGTGTGGGGATAGTAGCGCACACCAGCATTGAAGTAGTTGCTGAAGCTGTGTTTGGATTTGGGATGTGTCCAGTTGAACAATCTAAACTGCTCAAAGCGTCCAAATACCTGTGTGGCACGCACAAACACAGTGTCTGAGTCTAGATACAAGATATTGCAGGGTTCTGAGTGCCACAGGTCCCATATGCGCTGCCAGTTGGCCTGGAACATGGCCACACGACTTGGCGCTGGGTCCGAGAATACCACAGGTTCCCAAGTGCCATCAAGGTATTTTTTTGCCGATGCTGCACTGATTGCGTACATTTCATCATAGGCTGCAGAGTCAGCAGGTTTTACACCGTGTGCTGCGTCAGCAGCAGGGTTTTCTATCACACAATTGGTCCAAACCACATAGTTCTTCATCGGCGTTGAATCTGTATAATTTGGTCATCGGCTCTGCGATGCACATGGCCCAGGAAGCGTGTGACTGTGGCTGTGTCTGTGAGTTCGCGTTTTAGTCTACGCACCAGCTCATGTGAGTTGTGGTTTGATTCAATGTCTTCAATGTAGTATGAGCCACCAGGTGCAACTAGATGCCAGCAGTTGAGGAATGTGCGCCATTGAGTGTCAATGTCGTGAGCACCATCATCAATCACAAAGTCAAAGTTGCCCTCTACAGCAAAGGGCTGTGTGCTGTCCTGTGACCAGATCAGTTCAACGGCGGGATTGGCCTCCAATTCAGCTTGGAACGGTCTGACAGCTGACCAAGTGGGACTCAAGTCCACACCCACAATGCGATAAGTTTCAAAATAGCGTGACCACAGCAGCAAGCTACCGCCAGTTTTAACGCCAATCTCCAGGATGCGGGCACGGTCACGCAAGGGTTCAAACTGTGACTCATAGAACTCAATGTATGAGTGTGGATTGCCTTTGTCTGAAAAGGCATGCACTTGCTCGCCACCGGCAGGATCACCGTATTGAGCTGCAAGTTGTTGATAGATTTCAGTTAGTTTCATATTTGTTCCAGGTTTTGTCTGACCATTGCTCTGACCAATTGGTATTTTTCCCAAGCATCACGCACTGCTGGGTGTTTGCGGTCCTTGACATGACTTTCATACAGATCAAACATTTCCTCCCAGGTGCCCTTGTCTATTTCAACTGACAAAACAGGTTCTGAATCATACTGTATATTGTCAAAACTGTCCCAAGGTGCGTGCCGCTGCACTGGCCACTGTGGTCGCATGACATTTAGGTGGCCAACGACTCGTATCTTAAGATGTCTCATTTCACACCCTTGTATTTCAGTGTTAGGAATGTGCGCTGTGGATCATCAGCGTCAGGGCATATGGTGTCCAGGAACTCATCAAAGTTCATTGTGACACCGTTGACCATCCACTCGTGTTTTTGGCGTGCTAGGCCATAGGCCATTTGTAGCTGTTGGTTGTACATCATCTGCTGCTGTTGGGCAGCTTGTGCTTGAGTCATTGCTCGTTGTTTGTCCAAGGCTGGGTCATAACTTGATGCCGCAGTGCCTGATCCAAATACAGAACTGTAGCCTGTGGCTGCTGCTGCATCGTCGAATATGTTTGTTCCTGACATAGTGTAGTCCTTTCAAATATATTTAGTCTTATGCTTCAGCACTGTAACTCTTCTTCCACGCTGGCTTGTTTGAGTCATCTCTGCGAACATAGCGATTGCGTTGTGCGGCCATGCGTTCGGCTGGTGTGCGATCATCCCAGTTCTCTGCCCAACCATTTAGGCAACCCAACAGTGCATAGCGTGCTGAGTCAATGCAATCGTCGGGGTCCGAGAAACGGCCTCGGTCATCCACATGGTAGTTCTGCGCTTCTGTTAGGAACTCCACACAGTTTTCATTGATGTGGAAGGTGCCAAACTCCATCATTTGTCGCATGACATTCACACCATAGCTTTTGTGATTGGTACGGCGACCCTGTGAGTCTGGTGGGTTCATTATGGGCTCTTGGTTCACATTCAGTTCATACTGTTCAAACAGTTGTCGCACTGATTCCGAACTCATGGTGTAGCGACCCGGCGTTGAAGCATCTGGTGGCAGTATGATGGGTGTGCCAAACACTTCGGGTCGCAGCAAGTGATTGATGTACTGTGCTGGTATGGCTTCATCCACACCTCGAACAACAATCTGTTTGTGCAGCCAGGCTTCGCGTTCGTAAGGGTCCCAGTACATCAGCGTGATCACTGTTCGGTCGTTGACCAATCCCAAGTCCAGCGCAATGATCCGTTGTATTCTAGGCATGGTACGAAAGTCAAAGTCACCTGGTCGGTAGGTTGGCCAACTGCGCATTTGGAAAACAGCGCCCAAGCCCATGATAGGACGCCCTTGAATCCTGGCTTCGCGTTCGTGTGGAAGATAATCTCGTTCCAGCTGCTGCCTGGTGCTTTGTAGTAGAAAGGGTTCGCCCCAGGCGTCGTACTCAGGTACATCGTCCCAGGACACACGCACAAAGTCATAACCCTCTTCACGGTTCCAAAATTTGGACACCAGGCCGTTGAGTCCTTTAAGCGGAGTAAATGAGCAAAGTACTTGTCCCTGCGTTGT